CCCCAAACCCCTCCCGCAAGCGGGAGGGGAGAATATGAGGTTTCAAAATGGCAGCGGAAAAAGGAAGCGCCTTCTTGCTGAAGGTCGGCGACGGCGCGGCCGTGCCGGCCTACAGCACGGTCGCGGGGCTGCGGACAACGCAGCTTTCGATCAATGGCGATGCGGTGGTGGTGACCAACAAGGGCTCGGGCGGGTGGCGCGAGCTGCTTTCGGGTGCAGGGGTGCGGTCGGTCTCGGTCTCGGGGGCGGGAGTCTTTACGGGCTCGGCTGCCGAGATGCGGATCAAGGCCAGCGCCTTGGCGGGCACGCTCGACGATTATGAGCTGTCGTTCGAGTCCGGTGAGCGGCTACGCGGCCGGTTCCTCGTCGCGCGGCTCGATTATGCCGGGGATTTCAATGGCGAGCGATCCTATACAATGGCGCTTGAAAGCTCGGGCGCGGTGGTGTCGCTGTGAGTGCGGCAGCGAACCCGGCGCGGGGAGAAACACGGCTGTTCGACTGGACCCTGCGCCCGACATTCGGTGCGCTGGTGGCGGCCGAAGAAGAGCTTGGATCGCTCTTCGCCCTTGTCGAGCGCGCGGCGGCGGGAGGCCTGAAACTTTCCGAAATGGTCGGGCTGTTCTGGCATTGCCTTCGGGACGAGACGGGCCTCACTCGCGAAGAGCTTGGCGAAGCCGTGGCCAAGGCGGGGCTCGCTGCCGTGACCCCTGCTCTCAAGGCGCTCATCGGGCAAATATTGGCAGGGCGATGAGTTTCGCGCGCGCCGCAAGGCGGCTGGCGGGGCTGGCCGGAGTTCTTCTTGGCTGGCGCCCGCAGGATTTCTGGAACGCAACCCCCGACGAACTGGCCGCGATCATCGAGGGCCATGCACTGCCGCAAGGTGAGCGGGCGGACCGCGCGTTGCTCGAACGGCTGAAGGAGATTTATCCCGATGGATGAGGAAATCGAGCGGCTGGTGGTTTCAGTTCGTGCCGACACGCAGGGCTTTTCACGCGATGTGCAGGACATGAAGGCAGTTCTCGATGGGCCGTTCGGCGCGGGAGTCGAGCGGGCGGGACAATTGCTTGAAACATCGCTGGTGCGTGCGCTCAAGACCGGGAAGCTGGGCTTCGAGGATCTGAAGCGGATCGCGCTTCAAGTGACTGCGGAGATTGCGGCCGCCGCCATTCGCGCCGGGATCGGGGCCATTGGCGGCAGCGGAGCGGAAGGGGGCCTGCTTTCGGCGGCGAGTTCGATCCTGGGGTCCGTGCTCGGATTGCCCGGCCGTGCGACCGGAGGACCGGTTTCACCGGGCCGCGCCTATATGGTTGGGGAACGGGGCCCCGAGGTTTTCATCCCGACGGGCAGCGGGACGATCTCCCCCATGACGGCTGCCACACCGCGCGACGTGCGGATCGCGATTGCCATCAATGCCCCGGCAGGGTCAGCGCCCGACATGCTCGCGCGGTCAAGCCGCCAGGTGGCGCGCGCTGTCCGCATGTCACTTGCGCACGAGGACTGAACGATGGGTCACAGCCTTGCAAAGCGTGGCGACGTTTCTCGCAGCGGGTTCGTCAAACGATTCGATCCGCGTTTCTGGACAGTCGATTTCCCGCGCCCGATGATGGCAGCCGTCACCACGCCGGGCCCGCAATCGCTGCGCGTCGATACGGTGTTCTACAAGCGGAACGACCTTGCCGGACTGATCTGGGAAGCGGAGGACCGGTTCGATCATCCGCTGCTCGCCTATGAAACGAGCCGCGATTTCCGGGGATGCGTCCTGAAGTTCCGCTGGCAGTCTTCGGGGCTGATGCCGCTCGATGCGGTCAATGGCCCGACCCTCACGATTGAGGGACGCGACGCCGCAGGCAATCCGCGCGGCTGGTATGTCCGGCTGTGGAACTATGCCAAGGGCACGCCGACCGATGCGGCGATCACGCTCGATTTCGACGCATTATCCGGCGGCTTTCTGTTGCCGTCCGAAGCCGATACGGTCTGGGCGGGGGATATCGACCGGATGTTCGTTTCGCTGGTCCCGCCAGGCTTCGACAATGCCGATATGCCGCTTTCCGCGCCTGCCGAAGGCCATGTGGCGCTGAGCGGGATCGCGTGCGACGGACCGGGGTCGGTGCTGGCGATCGGCGATGTGATCGTCCCGCCGCACGGCTTTTCGGCGGCCACGGGCTATGACGACGCATATAACCAGACGCCTGCGCGATTGCTTCGCAATATGTTCCAATTGGGTTATCGCGGGAGTCTCGACCATTATGTCGGGATGAGCCACTATTTCCGGCTCGAAGCGCTTTACGGCGGCTATTATATCAGCCTTGCGGGCGGGACGCTCAACGCGCCCTGCGCGGCCTGGCATGCCGATTTCGCCGCGCGCTCGAAGGCGCTTGGCTACCGGTTGATCATGTCGCTCTCTTACGAGCTGTTCGACGCGCATTGCTACAATGACTGGAAACAGCGGGCCTGGAACGGCGATCCGGCGCATACCGGATACAGCCCGCCTTCGGTCCTGCTTTCGCCTGCCCATGCCGGGGCGATGGGATATCTGCAGGCCGTGGCCCGGGCGTTCGTCTATATCATGGCACTGGCGGGCCATGCGCCGCGTTTCCAGGTGGGCGAGCCCTGGTGGTGGGTGCTGCCCGACGGGCGGCCCTGCCTCTATGACGCATCGGCGCGCGCGGCATTGGGCGGGGCGCCGGTCGAGATTCCGACGGTCCGCTCCACCGCGCTGACGGCCGCGCAGAAAACCTTGCTCGACGATGCGGGCGCCTTGCTCGCGGCTTCGACCGCAGCGCTTGTCGCGGCCGTCCGGGCCGACCAGCCGGGCTGCGAGACGATGGTTCTTGTCTACATGCCGACCGTGCTCGATGCGGCGGCGCCGGAAATCCGGCGCGCCAATGTGCCCCTCGGCTGGGCATCGCCTGCTTTCGATATCCTGCAGCTGGAGGATTATGAATGGGTGACGGCCGGCAATGTCGCGGCGAGTGCGGCCGGGGCGTCGCTCATGACCGCGCGGCTCGGCTATCCGCCCTCGCGCCAGCATTATCTTTCGGGCTTCGTCCAGGCGCCGGCCGACAAGGCGCAGTGGCGGCCGATCGAAGCGGCGGCGCGGACAGCCAAGGCACGGGGCGTCGCCGAGACGTTCATCTGGGCGCTGCCGCAAGTGACGCGCGACGGCTTCACGCTTTTCACCCTCGAGGAGGACGATGTGCAGGCATTCGACGATGTATCCTTCCCCCTCGCGCTCGGCCGCGCGGCGAGCGTGACGCCGGGCTTTTCGACCGCGATCGTGACCACGGCTTCGGGTCATGAGCAGCGCAACATGGACTGGGCAAGCGGGCGGCTGCGCTTCGACGCGGGGCCGGGCGTGCGCTCGGAAGGCGATCTCCAGACGCTCATCGCGTTCTTCAGGGCGCGGCGCGGCGCGGCGAGAGGATTCCGCTTTCGCGACCCGCTCGACCATTCGTCGCACATCATGACAGGCGTGCCGACTGCACTCGATCAGGCTCTTGGCACGGGCGACGGAATCCGGACGTCGTTTTCACTGGTCAAGTCCTATGGTGAGGGCGCCGAAGCGGAACAGCGAAGGATCACTCGCCCAGAAACCGAATCGGTGCTTGTTGCCCTGGACGGGCAGGCCGTCACCAACTGGACGCTGGCAGAGGCGGGTATCGTCAATTTCACGGTCGCTCCGCCATTGGGGGCGCAAGTGACCGCGGGCTTCCGCTTCGATGTTCCCGTCCGTTTCGCGGAAGACGGCCTGACCGTCGATACCGGGCAATGGCAGGCAGGCGATGTGCCGTCAGTCCCCTTGGTCGAAATCCGGGAAGGCTGAACGATGCCCGACTGGTTCAAGGACGACCTCACCAGCCTAGCCTTTTGCTGGCGGCTCGAACGGCGCGACGGCGTGGTGCTGGGCTTCACCAGCCATGATCGCGATCTTGTCCTCGACGGACTTGCCTATCGGGCGGCGCCGGGCATGGTGCCTTCGGCGATCGAGCGGCGCGAAAGCCTCGATCCCGGGACGATGGACCTTTCCGGCGCGCTGACCAGCAGCCTCATTACCGAGGCCGACCTGATCGCCGGGCGCTGGGATGCAGCCCGGCTGCGCGTGACGGCGGTCAACTGGGCCAATCCCGAGGACGGCCCGCTGTTTCTCGTCCGTGGCGAACTGGGCAGCGTCGAAAGCGATGGCCGGTACTTCTCGGCCGAACTGCGAGGGCCTTCCGCCTTGCTCGAAGCCCCGGTTGTCGAGGAAACGTCGCCCGAATGCCGTGCCGAACTGGGCGACCGGCGCTGTCGCGTCGACATGTCGGCACGACGGATGGTTTCGCGGATCGTTGCGGCAGACGGCGCGTCGCTGACCGTGGACAATGCGCCGGGCGATTGTGGCTTCGGCACGCTCTGCTGGCTTGACGGGCCCAATGCCGGATTGCGGGGCGCGGTCATGGCCTCATCAGGAGTGCAGTTAACGCTGCGCGAACCGCCCCCTTTTCCACCGGAAGCCGGAACCATAGTCGAACTGACCGAGGGCTGCGACAAGCGGTTGGCCACATGTGCCACGCGATTTGCCAACGCCGAGAATTTCAGGGGAGAGCCCCACCTCCCCGGCAACGACTTGCTGGTGCGCTATGCGAAATGATCCCGTCTCTTCATCCCGGGCGATGCTTGGCGTTCCGTTCCGCCTTCACGGGCGTTCGCCCGAGCTTGGCCTCGATTGCGTCGGCCTTGTCGCCATTGCCTATGGCCTCAACGAAGACGTTCCCACGGGATACAGCCTGCGCAGCCGCGATCCGGCCTATTGGGAACGGGTCATACGCGGCAAAGGCTTTGCCCGCCGCCGGAAGGTCTGGCGGCGAGGCGATTTGTTGCTGGTTTGCCCCGGCCCCGCACAGATCCACCTTGGAGTCTGGACCGGCGAAAGCCTGATCCATGCCGATGCGGGGCTGGGGCGGATCGTCGAAACGCCCGGAGTTCCTCGCTGGCCGGTGCTTTCGGCCTGGCTGCGCAGCAGGAGGAGGCGCTGATGGCAACGCTGATTCTTTCCACGGTCGGGACGCTTGTCGGCGGCCCCGTCGGTGGCGCGATCGGCGCCATCATTGGCCAGCAGATCGACAGTCGTGTCTTCGCGCCCAAGGGCCGAAGGGGGCCGCGCCTCAATGAACTGGCAGTCCAATCGTCTTCCTATGGCTCGGCAATCCCGAAATTGTTCGGAACCAACCGCGTGGCGGGGACAGTGATCTGGGCGACCGACCTCAAAGAAACCAAGCGCAAGGTTTCGAGCGGCAAGGGGCAGCCCAAATCGACAGTCTATAGCTATTCGGCATCCTTTGCGGTCGCGCTGTCGGCGCGGAGGATCGTACGTGTCGGGCGGATCTGGGCCGATGGCAACCTGCTGCGCGGCGCCGCAGGCGACTTCAAGAGCGAAACGGGCTTCAGGCTCCACAACGGGAGCGAAGGCCAGCCGGCCGATCCGCTGATCGCCTCGGCCGAGGGAATCGCGATGACGCCGGCCTATCGCGGGCTTGCCTATGCCGTGTTCGAGGATTTCCAGCTTGGCGATTTCGGCAATCGTATCCCGGCGCTCAGCTTCGAAGTCATTGCCGATGAAGGCGATGTAAGTATCGGAACGATCCTTTCGGAGCTAGGCGGCACCGGTGTCGCGGCCGACAATCCGTCGCTTGTGCAAGGCTTTGCCGGAACGGGCAGCAGCGTGCGCGGAGTTGCCGAACTACTCGCGGAAATTTTCCATTTCTCGGCTCATGACGACGGCTCGGTCCTGCGCCTTGAAAATGGGCCGGCGGCCTATGGCAGCATCGCCGAAGCCGACCTTGGAGGCACGCACGAACCGCGACCAGTACCGCGCGTCATGCGTGGCCGACAGTCTGAAGATGGATTGCCGGCCACGCTATCGGTCGCGCATTACGAGCCTGCGCGCGACTACCAGCAGGGCCTCCAGCGCGTCCGCGACAGCGGGAATGGTCGGCGCGACTTGAGGATCGACATGCCGGTCACGCTCGATGCGGGTCGCGCAAAGGCCCATGCAGCAGCCGCGCTGCGACGGCTGCGTGTCGGGCGCACGACCGGAAGGATCCGTCTGCCCTGGCGCTACCTCGATCTTGTTCCGGGCCACCATATCGCGCTGCCTGACGATACGGGCGACTGGCGCGTGGCGGCCGTGACTCTCGACCGGATGGTAGTGGAGGCGGAGCTCGCCCTTGACGGGGCAGCATCGCTGGCGTCGCTTGAGTCCGACCCCGGGCGGAGCCTTGCCGAGCCTGATCTGCCCCACGGCCCGACGGCGTTCCATCTTCTCGACCTGCCACCGCTCGACGACGGCATAGCCACGGCGCCACGCGTCGCGGTGGCTGCCGCGGGCGTCCTGCCGGGCTGGCGTCGCGCGACGTTGCTTCTCAGCCTTGACGACGGGATCAGCTGGCAGGAAGCAGGCGGCACGGCCGCTCCGGCCGTGATCGGCACGACAAGGGCTGCACTCGGTCCTGCGACCCCACTGTTGCAGGACCATACCAATTCGATCGAAATTTCGCTGCTCAACGAGTCGATGGCAATTCACTCTACGACTCACGACGCGCTACTCGCTGGAGCCAACGCCGCGCTTATAGGAAACGAGCTGGTTCAGTTCCGCGACGTGGCGTCGCTTGGAAACAACAGTTATCGCCTTAGCGGTCTTTTTCGTGGCCGGAGAGGAACTGAATGGGCGATTGGATCACATCAGGCCGAAGAGCGCTTCATTCTGATCGAACGCGAGACCCTGGCGTTCATCGATGTGCCTGCGGGCACGGATAAGGTCCGGGTGATTGCAACCGGAATGGCGGACGCGCAGCCGCAAGACCGCCAGCTCGCCAACCCCGGCCAAGCGCTGATGCCGCTGGCGCCGGTCCAAGCGTCGGCCGTGAGGCTTCCAAACGGCGATATCGATATCCAGTGGGTGCGCCGAAGCCGCAATGGCTGGCGTTGGTTGGACGGTGTTGATGTACCGCTGGCGGAAGAGTTCGAGCGATATCAAGTTGTGCTGACACCTGATCGCGGATCCCCTCGCGTGATTGAACGGGCCGAACCCAGATACGTGTACACCGCCTCCATGCGGGAGGCCGATCGGGCGGACGGTGCGACGCAGGTGATTGCCAGCATCCTCCAAGTTGGCAGTTTCGGCCTGTCACGGGCCGTTCCGGTCACGATTTCAATTGCATGAGGAGTTTTCACAATGGGCGAACTAACGCCGCGATTAGGGTTTCCGCTGCTCGCCAGCGGCCAGGCGCAGAAAGAGCTGACGCACAATGAAGCGCTGGTTCTTGTCGACGCGCTTGTTCAGCCGGTGGTCCAGGCCGTTGCGCCTCCGGCCATTCCTTCCGCACCTGAGCCCGGGCAGTGTTGGATTGTGGGCGCCGGCGCCGGTGGTGCCTGGGCCGGTTATGACCACGCGATTGCCTGCTG